TCTTCAAAACCATCTCCTAAAAAAGAATTTGTACTTAACAAATCAGGTCAATCAGCCCAAAAACAAAAAGCAATGAAAACAATGGGTAACGATAATTTAGCTAACATTTTAAAAAATATATAATATGATTTGGGGAATAGCATCTATCCTACTTTGGGTAGTAACCATTATATTTTACATTATTCGTAATTTACTTGTTAAAACAGAGAAATTAGAACGATTAGTAGAAGAAAGAGACATTTACATTAATAATTTAGACGCAGTAATAGAAGATATTACTAAACGTCTTCAAGAAGTTGATGCTAGAGGTACATTTGCCAGTGATGATGAAGTAGGATTTTTCTTTAATAGTTTAAAATCGATGTCTGAAACATTAAATACGTATAAAATTAGAAGATAAGAATGGCAAAAAATACAATAGACGATTTGTTAAAAGACGAAACCGTCGCCCTTACAAAACGAGGAACAGTACGTAAACGTAAACCAAAAGAATCAAATATTTACTTTACTAGTGATACTGAGGAAGCAATTTTAGAATATTTAAGAACTAAAAATCCTGCTAAACGTAATGAAATATTTAATAGCAGAATTGATTATGCTTTCCATAAATTAGCGGAAAATATTATTCATACGTTTAAATTTTACTACACAGAAGTAAATACAATCGATGAATTAAAGCATGAAGTAGTAGCGTTTTTACTTGAAAAATTACATTTGTATAAACAAGAAAAAGGTAAAGCATATTCGTATTTCGGTACAATTGCTAAACGTTATTTAATTTTATATAATAATGCTAACTATAAGAAGCTAAAGGAAAAAGCTGCGGTAGATGAAGTAGATGAAGATAAGTCTATTTTAATCGAGCTTACAAACGAGGAAACAAATAATACTTCAATAAATGCATTTGTCGATTATTTTGTAAAGTATGTTGATAAAAATTTATTTGAATTATTTCCTAAAGATGATGATGCTCGTACAGCTGACGCCGTTGTTGAATTATTTAGGAAACGTGAAAATTTAGACATATTCAATAAAAAAGGTATATACATTTATATCAGAGAAATAACAGATCAATCAACCCCTCAGATTACTAAGGTAATTAAACGTTTGAAATCTATATACAAACAGTTATTTTCTGAATATCTAGAACATGGGTATATTAAAATATAACGAAAAGTCCTATAAACTTATATTTATTGACAAATACGTTTATGGATTTTAATCAAGTAACACTGTTCGGGAATAAAACATTCGCCGACTTACTTAAGGAAATATATACTAATTCCAAGGATAAGGAAAAACAAATTTCTGCTCTAATTCAGGGTTTGAAACCGTTGATCGAAACTCCTGGCGATGCAACCCTCATTGTTCCATTGATTAAAGAATATATGGAAATTGCCGTTAAAAACGATGAAGCCTTAATTAAAATGGCAGGTATCGTTCAACGTGCTATGATGAATGCGGGAGCAAACGAGGATTTACTTTTAAGTGACGCCGATAAGGAAATGTTATTTAAGAGTTTAGATGATTTGGGTTCAAATGTTAAACAAACTGAAATAAAAGAAGCAGATGGCGTTAGGTCCTAACTTTGGTAATGTTGTAGGTGGTGAATCATCTGGTAAAGGTGGTGGAGGTACTACGTCGTACTTCCCCGCTCGTGTTAAAGAGGTAGTTACTAGTGATTCAACAGATCCTAAATCTTTATTCGTACAGAATGGAGGTTGGGCATCTCTTGGTTTTATATCATTTCACCCACTATTTGGTCCTGTTGATGGTAACGATAAAGGTAACTTAATTGCTAAACCTTTATTTGGTAATTTTACCCAAATTCCATTAGTAAATGAAATAGTATTAATACTTCAGGCACCCAACATTTTAAATGACGATCCCCAATCCCAACAATTCTATTATTTAACTACAGTTAATATATGGAATAGTTCCCACCATAATGGATTCCCTGATTTACAAAACTTATCTGCAAACACTAAGCAAACAATGCTTGCTGATTATAGTAAGGTAAGAGCAGGGGTAAAAATTAATCCTAGTAATGAAATTAAACAATTAAATCTAGGAACTAAATTTATTGAAGATCCTTCTAAAGCAAGAAACTTAATCCCTCAACAGGGTGATATGATTGTAAGTGGTCGCTTTGGTAATAGTATTCGCTTATCACATACTGCTAAAACAGATAAATCATCAAAAGCTTTAAATACATGGAGTGTATCTGGAAGTAATACTGACCCAATTACTATTATTCGTAATGGTCAACGAGAATTACCACCATCACTTCCTAAATGGTTACCAACAACTGAAGATATTAACTTAGATGATTCTTCTATTTGGTTAACTAGTGGTCAAGAAATTAAAATTGATTTTGCTTCAAAAAATCTACGTTCATATAAGATGGCAACATCAACACCTGCTGCTGATGTAGTAAATGTTCCTAATATTGTTATTCAACCTCAAACAGTAGATGCTAAAAATGCAGATAAAGAATTATTAGACGAAGCACAAAATAAACAAAAAGCAACTACTCAAGCTGCTTCAGATGTTGCTGCAAAAAATAATACCGCTACAGCAAATGGTACTGCTGTTTTGATTGGTAGCTCTGGAACATCAGGTACTCAACAAGTTACTCCTCAACGTTATGTTTATGACATTCAACAAGTTGGTATTAATAAGTTTATTGTAGTATATGAAAATGTGGTCACACCACCATTAACTATTTCTGTTAAAAAATCAATATACACTGGACCTGGTGTAAATTTATCTACTCCAAACGCTGAATTAATAACAAAAGCAAAATCAGAATTATTTTTAAAATTAGGACCTGCAATAAACGGTATGCAACCAGTAAATACAGGAACTCCTACAGCAACAAATCAAGCTGTTTCTGAAGCTAAAGGTTCATCTGGTACTGCAGGTAATGCTCCTGTAGAAACACCAGCAGCATCAGGATCTAAAGATAATCCTCTTACTCCAAAACAATTACAAGATGTGGGAATGCCTGGTGAAGAAGTTAATAGTGTTGTTTACCAAACAGATTATGCTGAAACAGAAACGGTAACTGACGTTGCTGTATCTGCTGCTCAAGCAAAAGAAATTGAAAAACAAACACAAGGCACATCTTACTTTAATAATGCAAATGTCCAAATCACCTTCCAAGGTGGAAGCAATATTGTAAGTCCAGGCAATGCTCTAGAAATGGCTTTAGCAATTAATCCAGCTAATAAGAGTCTACCTATCATTAACTCATCATTACCAGTATTTAATAAAAACGGAACTGCCCACCAAGATATTAAAGCAGTAACAGGTATTCCTCTTTCTGAACCATTCTGTGCTGCTGGAATTTCTTATTGCTTTAAGAAGGCACAAGCTGCAAATACAGCAGCAAAAGGAATTGCATGGGGTGTAACTTGGAGCTCACAAGGTATATATGAACAAAAACAATCACAATTTATTCAATTAGCATATCCTGCCGATATTACTCCTAGTGGGTTAACAGCTGCAGGTTCTGCTAAATTAGCTCCACTCGGTGGGTGGGGTGGTGCTTGTTTTGCTTGGGGACAAGGAGCAGGAGGACAAGGACATATAGGAATGTTAGTTAAAATATCTGGTGATACTTTATACACTATAGAATTTAATACAAGTGCAGGTTCTGGTGGCTCACAAAGTAATGGTGGTGGATTATTCTTAAGAAAAAGAAAAATTCAATTAATGGCTGTTGGGGGTAGGAAATTAGCTAGTACTAAAGGTCTTGTTGATATAGATGGAAAAAAATATTTTAATTACTTTGGATTTGTAAATACATCAAATTTGATAGGAGGTTCATGGGCCGCTCAAGGTTTAGCTAGAGATATTACTTTACCTTCTGTAAAAGGTGTTAATTTAAATGATTTAAAAATATACGGCTAATGGCATACTCACCCGAATTATTATATAAAGGTAATCAAGTAATAGTAGCATCAGGACGAATAGTTTTTAATGCTAAGGATGACGCTGTACTTATATTTGCTAAAAAATCAATAGGTTTTTCATCAGCAGGTTCAATTCACTTTAATTCTGATGCTGAAACGATTATTAATAGTCCTAAAATATATTTAGGATTAGACGCTAAGGAAAACTTAGTTAAAGGAAAAAAATTAAAAAAATATCTTAGTGATTTAAATAGTGTACTTATTAAAGTAGCAACTTCTTTAAGTACAGCAACTGGATTACCTCCTGGTACTCCTATGCTACAAGTAAATACATCAGCACAAGAATTACTTCGTGTTACTCAAGAATTACAATCCCAAATAGATCAAATATTGTCAAAAGATAATTTTACTAATTAATGGCTTTAGAAAAATTCATACAAACCACAGGTAAAAAGACAATAGATACACTCTATAAGGCTAAAAAACCCTTAATTAAGGCACAAAATACAATTGATACTATTAATGAAATAGATATTTGTAATATTATTAATTATTTTTTAAATAAAGCTATTCCTCCTGGTTCGCAACTAGAAGAACAATTTGGTAAATTAAAAGCAGAAGTTAAAAAGATAAATGATAAAATTGCTGAAATAGAAGATAGTAGTGTTTATACCAAAATATCAGATGCTCAAGCTAAACAACAAGAAATACTTAGTTTAATTACCTCATTTAATGTTCCTGAATTTGTTTTGAAACTTGTTCCTCAAGGAGGTGAATTAATTAAACAATTAAAAAATACAGCTGATAGTATTGGTAATATAACTACTAGTGGTGATATTGGTAAAGTATTAGGTACATTAAATACTATAAAAAGTTCTCTTAAAACAATAGAGAATATGACTAGCCCTGCTGATTTGGTTAATGTAACTAGAGCAGGACAACAAGTACAAAAATTACAAGAGGTATTAAATCCATCAAGATTAGTTCCTGCTTTAGAAGCACTTCTTACTGGAATAGAAGGTGCAGTTCGTTTATTGAATTTAATAAATAATAATCTTAGAAGATTAGCTAATTTAATTGGGACATTATCTAGAATTATTTCTATATTAAAAAGAGTATTAACTGCAATCAAAAATATTCCTATTCCTGCTCGTTTTGTATTAGTATCTACTATTAATTCATTACAAGAGATTTCTCGTAAATTAGATAAACAATTAGATAAAGCAGAAGCATCATTAAAAGAATTAAATGCATTTTTACAATCAATAAGTAAAACAGTAAATGATATTACTTTATTAGTTAATGTCATTGTTGAATCACTAAAAAAATTACTTGATAAACTTAAAGCATGTGCTAAAACAAAAGATTTACCTATTGTTACTAAAACAGAAACATTAATAGTTAATCTTACTAAAATTAAAGATGAAATAATAGCATCAGTTACAACCTCTGATCCTAAAGTGGTTGTCTATAAAGGATTTAAATTGACTATATTAACTGAGGAAGTAACAGATGAAGGTATTACCTTACGTAGAAGATATGGGGTTGCTACAAATGTTCAAGGCATTGTTAAAGCACAAACTGATTTAACATACGCTACCTTAGATGAAATTATATATAACGAACTTCGTTTTGAAATTGATAGATTAAATCTTGAAATAGCTGAAAATACTAATCCTAGCGAAGAAGCAGCACTTGATGAAGAATTAGGATTACCTTCAGAACAAGAACAATTAGCCGATATTGCTGCTTCTGAAGCAGAAGTTGCTAATATTATAAAATCAATACCTGCTGAAGAAAAAGTAGTAAATGAACGTAGTAAAAGAGATAAACGTAAGTTTAAACGTTTTAAACGTACTATTAACAGATTAAAAAAACAAGGTCTTACTAAAGAGCAAATTAGAAGTCGTGTATTAAATAAAAACAAATTTGATAATTTTAGTGAACAAGATTTTGAAGAAGCATATAGAGGTAGTAGTATTGTAGAAAAATCAAAAAATACTACAGGCACTTAAAAACAGTTTTATAAATATTTATATATATGAAAGTTGAAACATTTAGAAAATTAATAAGAGAAGAGGTAAAACGCGCAATTCGCGAGGAATTACCATCTGTACTTAATGAGATTAATGAAACACCTAAAGGTGTTGCTAAACCAGGCCGTGCTTTCAGTGGATTGTTTGAAGAAATGGATAAAAAAGTCAAACAACCTATGATTGAAACCACAGGTAATCCAATGCTTGACTTGTTAAACGAAACTCGTCAACAAATGACTATGGGTGATGAAGAATGGCCGTCAATGGGCAACTATGATTCTAGCGCAATTAATAATTATCGCGCAGAAATGATGGGTGCTTTTGGTGGTGGTGCTCCAACAGTTCAAACAGTAGACCAAATGGTACAAACAGCAAGACCTGCAAGTGATGTATCTCATGTTCAAATTAATGCCGTACCTGACTTCAGTAAAATGATGGGTGCGTTAAAAGAAAAAGGTAAAATTTAATGGCAAAATATATTATTCAAAATATTAACCCATTAGATACAAAACCCTCAGTAGGTGTTGGTATCAGAGTTCCGTTTGACGGATTTACTGGTATCAATACTACTTATACTACTCAAGAAGCAGTAAAATCAAATTTATTAAATTGGTTTTTAACTAATGATAGAGAAAGACCATTTAACCCTGCATTTGGAGCTAATTTAAGAGCACAGTTATTCGAACAAATTAATTCGGGTACTTTTGCTTCAATAAATGATGTAATTACTCAAGAATTAGCTATTTATTTCCCGAATGTAATAATTGATGATTTACAGGTTCAAGGTTCACCAGATTATAACACAATTCAGATATATTTTAGATACCGTCTAAATGAAACGAATATTGAAGATGACATACAAATAACTTTTACCAATGGCTGAGACTAAACAAGTATCCTATATTAATAAAGATTTTGGCACGTTTAAACAACAATTAATAAACTTTGCCAAGACTTATTATCCTAACTCTTATAATGATTTTAGTGAAGCATCACCAGGTATGATGTTCATTGAACAAGCTTCTTATGTGGGTGATGTCCTTGCCTTTTATGCTGATAGTCAAATTCAAGAAAATTTTGTTCAATTTGCTAAACAAAAAAGAAACTTATTATCATTAGCATACCAAGCAGGATATGAACCTAAAGTAACATCCGCCGCTTCTACTATTGTAGAAGTATATCAAATTGTTCCTTCAACAGTTGATTCTGGCCAATACATTCCAGATTTCAATTACTCAATGATTATCCAAGAAGGAATGCAATTATCAGCATTAAATAATCCCCAAATAGGATTTTATTGCCCTAAAAAAATTGATTTTACTTTTTCATCGTCATTTGATCCTACAATTGTATCTGTATTTTCATTAGATTCAAATAATAATCCAGCCTATTATCTTTTACAAAAAGAAACACAAGCTATAGCTGGTACTTTACAAACATCAACTTTTAATTTTGGTAATCCAATTAAATTCCCAACTGTTACAATTGATGCTGATAGAATTATAGGCATTGTACAAATAACAGATAGTGATAATAATAAATGGTATGAGGTTCCTTATTTAGCTCAAGAAACAATTTTTGTACCTACTGATAATACAGTATTAAACGATCCTAATCTATATCAATACAGATCTCAAGTTCCTTATTTACTAAAATTAATGAAGGTTCCAAGACGCTTTGTTAAGAGATTTAGAGATAATAATACATTAGAATTACAATTTGGTGCAGGTATTTCAAACAGCTCAGATGAAGAAATAGTACCAAACCCAGAAAACGTAGGTTTAGGTTTACCTTATGGTGTAAATAAATTAACTACTGCTTACGACCCTTCAAACTTTTTATATACCAAAACTTATGGTATTGCCCCTTCAGATACAACTTTAACAGTTCAGTATTTAACAGGGGGTGGTGCCGAATCAAATGTACCACAAAACCAACTTCAAACTGTTGTTTCAAGTTCAGTAACATTATTTGGTGGTAGTACATTAGATGCAATTCAAGCATCTACAGTATTAACTTCATTAGCTGTAAATAATCTTAGAACAGCTGTTGGAGGTGGAGACGGAGATAGTAATGATGACTTGAGATTAAACACAATGTCTGCTTACCCTACTCAGTTAAGAGCAGTAACTAAAGATGACTACTTAGTTAGAGCATTAAGTTTACCTGCTGAATATGGTGTAGTATCAAAAGCATATATTACTCAAGAAATGAGTATTACTGAAACTACTCAAAATACAGGATTAACAGCTACTTTAAATCCATTAGCTTTATCACTTTTTATATTATCTAAAGATAATGATAATAGATTAAACTATGCTACTCCTGCTCTAAAACAAAATTTAAAGACTTTCTTAGACCAATATAGAATATTAACTGATGCTATTGTAATTAGAGATCCATTTATTATTAACATCGGTATTAATTTTGAAATTGTAGTTAGACCAAGTTTTAATAACAAATTAGTATTAAATAACTGTTTAGCTGCTATTAGAGATTTCTTCTTAATAGATAGATGGCAAATCAACCAACCAATTATTTTACCAAATCTTTATACATTATTAGACACTGTAGAAGGTGTTCAAACTGTACAAAGTGTTAACATTGTAAATTTAGTTGGTGAAGATCAGGGTTATTCAAAATATTCTTATGATATGAATGCCGCAACTATTAAAGGAATTGTATATCCTTCATTAGATCCAAGTATTTTTGAAATAAGATACCCAAATAATGATATACAAGGTAAGGTAGTAACATACTAAAGGGATAGAAAGTCTATATTTATATCAAGATAAAATAGACTATGGCTGTTTACAACATATTTCCTGAAAAAGACACATTTATTTGGTCGCAATATCCCACACAAAATATGGGAATGGATGAAATCCTTGAGGTTTCAACATATAATGATCCATCTACTGTTGATAATTTAAGTTTAATTCCTTCTGTTACTAGGGCAATTGTAAAATTCCCTCAGTCGCAAATTGATTATGTATTAGACGATCTAGTTAATATATCCAGTAATAGTATTTTTACTGCCTCTTTTCAATTATTTTTAGCTAATGCATCTGCTTTATCTCAAACATATACCTTAGAGTGTTATGCTGTTTCTGAGTCATGGACAATGGGAACAGGTAGATTAGCAGATCTTCCAATTACTACGAATGGTGCATCATGGAAATATAATCGTGCTTTAGATACAAATGATCAATGGGTTACTTCAAGTTTTCAAGCTAACGTAACTGCTTCGGATAATGGTCTTCAAAGAGGAGGAGCTAACTGGTTTATAACACCTCGTTCTTCTCAATCTTTTGATTATACTTCAAATAAAGATACTAATTTTAATGTAACACCTATAGTTAAATTATGGCATAGTCATTCCCAACATCCAGGTCTTTATCCAGAAGCTTTTGGTAATGAAGGATTTATTGTAAAATACACAGGTAGCCAAGAATTTAATACTGCAAGTATCCAACAATTAAGTTTCTTTTCAATGGATACCCATACGATTTATCCTCCACAACTACAAGTTAAGTGGGATGATTCGTCTTATAATATTGGTAGTGGGACTGTAATTAGTACTGTAAGCCAATCAATATTAACCATTGGAAATAACCAAACAGAAATTCAAGAAACTGATGTTTATAGATTTAGAATTTATTGTAGAGATCAATTCCCTGCACGTTCATTCCAAACATCATCAGTTTATTTAAATAATAAGTTTTTGCCTACTTCAAGCTATTGGGCACTAAAAGATTTGAAAACTGAAGAAATTGTCGTAGATTTCGATACTAATAATACAAAAGTTAGTGCTGATCCTACAAGTAATTATTTTGATGTTTACATGAATGGTTTAGAGCCCGAAAGATATTACCAAATAATGATTAAAACCATTATTGGAGCTCAAACACTAGTATTTGAAAACCCAGGTAATTATTTTAAATTAGTTAGATAATGGTAAATTTTTATAACAATAGTACAGGTTCACAATACGGTGCCTTTAATACAGGCATAGGGACAACCCAAACACCTGATACTCAGACCATTAATATGTCTAAAGAGGTATATGGTAAAATTACTTTTCCAAGAGTAATTGATACTGAATTTACTGAATTTGTATCACCCGCTACTTCATCATTTGAACCTACAGTTCCTGAATTCTTTCAATTTTATGAAGATTTATTTTATCAAATCCCAGTAGAAGGAGAAGTAAATTCACATGAGTATTTAGTAAAAAGAAGTTCTGAATATATAGGTGAAACTGTTCAAAATGATGAAATAAATGCTTTATTAGAGGAAATTAATACATTAAGACAAGACTTACTAGATGCAAACCAAACAATTGTAGATTTAAGTTCTAACTCAATCGCATAATGGAGAAACAAACAATTGAAACCCAGTTAATAGATTCAACAGGTTTTATAACCCAAACGATACAACCCCAAGATAAAGAATTAATCAGATCGGCGTTTGTCGTTAAGGATTTTGGTTTACCTAATGACTATATGGAGGCTCATTTTTATGATCCTAATGACCAATTATTGGGTTCAAATTATGATTACTCTAACTATACTGTAGACTTAACTTCTGACAGTTCAGCTTTATATAATCAAATTGAAGTAACTCCCGCTTTTGATTTGATTCAATCTGGATTTACAAATGGACAAATGAATGTTGTCTATCAGTTTTATAGAAAACTGTTCTCATCAAGTCCATTAGTTAAATTCTTTATTAAAGAAATTTCTCCTAGTAGAACAGAATTACGTGCTGTAACTAATGATATTTCTTCTGATCAATTACAACAAGATTTTCTTAGATATATAAATGATACTAATGGTTCTAACTTCTATTATGATTTTTATTTAAATTTAGGTGATAATAGAACATTAATAGGTGTAAATATTGCTTTAGAAACCGGAGCAACAATTCCAACTTTATTAATTAAATTATACGAACCTCTTCCTGGTGATATTGATGAAAAAACTCAATTTTGGATTGTTCAACCCATCTCAGAACCAGTAACTTATAATGTAGATATTGGATTTGAAGGTACTCCCGATGTTGTAGAAAATCAATTAAGAGGTCCAAATATTACTATTGGTTTAAGTGAAAAGGCTAACTTAACTACTCCTTATTACAACTTAAATTCAATCCAATCTACTGAAATATCATCTTCATTTCAACAATTACTTTCTTTATTACAAGAAAATAGTGTTGATGTAAATGTTGATTATAGTAGTTTTGATAATTTCATACATTTCTCATCTGCAGAATACAGATTAGAGAATTTTAAATATAAGTTAACACTAATTGAATCATATCAAAATGATATTGGTCAATTAAATGGTTTAACTAACGTAGGATTTATTTCTCAAAGTAAGGTTACATTACAAGGTAAAATAGATGAATTAATTAGAAATTTTGATGATTATGAATACTATTTGTATTATGATTCATCATCTTATTCATGGCCTAAGTCAAATACTCAACAACCTTTTATAAACTATAGTGTTACTTCATCTACTGCTTTAACCTGGTTTGATAATCAAATAGCTACTGCTTCATTATACGATCAAGATAATAGAAACTATTTTTGGAATAACCTTCCTTCTTATATAGTTGAAGATCCTCAGAATGCCATTATGCAAACGTTTATGGCTATGTTAGGTCAACACTATGATTATCTTTGGACTTATACTAAAGCACTTACTGACATTCATGATGCTGATAACCGATTAAATTACGGTATATCAAAAGATTTAGTAGGTACTGCTTTAACAAATTTTGGTATTAAATTATATACCAACAGTAATAACACAGATGACATTTATACCTCATTATTTGGTATTACCCCTTCTGGTTCGTTATTACCCCCAACTGGTTCTTACTTAATTACTAACTATGTAACAGCTTCAGCTCAAACAACTCCTCCAGAGGATATTACAGCTGAAACCTATAAAAGATTATATCATAACTTACCTTACTTATTAAAGACAAAAGGTACTTATAATGGTTTAAGAGCGTTAATGAACTGTTTCGGTATTCCTGAAACAATTTTACGCATTTACGAATATGGTGGTTCAAATAAAGACTATCCTGCCGTTGAACAATACTTTGAAAGATTTAACTACGGTTTAGATACTAAAGGTGTAGGTACTGTTGATGTACCTTGGTTACCTGTTTTATCTCAGTTTATAGATACAGGAAAAGAAATAGTTCCTGATGCTTTAGAATTTAGATTTAAAACAGATATCCCACCATCTGCTTCATTTACACAACCTCTATTCCAAGTAGGAGATACAGATCAAGGATCATTCCAATTTGGTATTAAATTATCATATAGCCAATCCTATAACAATACAATCAGTCAATCAATAAATGTTCCTGGTTCTCCATTTTATGGCCAGTACTTAGGTGAAAATAATTTTAATGATTGGGGGTTAATGCAATTTGTAATTCGTTCTACTTCAGGAGTTTACAAATATTCAAACCCAATTTATCTACCTTTCTTTAATAATGAATGGTGGAATTTAATGTTATATAGAGAGACAGGTAGTGTAACTAGAACTTTAGCAGGTAATGCTAACACATATACTTTAGTAGCTAAAAATTCTATATACGATGGAAGTGATGGTACCTCAGTAGGATATCAAGGATCTTCTTCAATGTATATTGGAGTTAATTCTGCTTCATTTAATAATGCTTGGAATAATTATAGTGCCAACTCGGGTTCATCATTAACTGACTTAACCGGTTCATATAAATTCCATGCTCATATAGGTGGTGATCCAACTAGTTCATTTAATATATTAGGAAGTGATGGTGTAGTATTTAATGGTCAAATTCAAGAATTTAGATATTGGAGGTGGACAAATAGTATAACTCCAACTAATTTTAATAATCATGTATTAGATCCAATGTCTTTTGAGGCTAATACTTATACTTCATCATATAAAGAATTAGTATATAGACTTGCTTTAGGTAATATGCCTGATCCTACGTTTGTAAACTATGCAAATACAAATGCTATAGGTGATTATAATAACCCGGCATCAACATATGTTGGCTCACAATATAATTTCTACTATTCAGTTGGATATGATAATTCAATCCACCCAACTATTACAGGTAGTGTAGCACCAACAGGATCTTTTATTTATAGATTCATTTCTTCATCAGTTACACCTGCTCAGTCATCTAACATTTATGGTATTACTCCTATTAGTACGAGTTTAGATGCTAGTATTTATAATGATCCAAACTCATTATACTCTGCTTCTGGGGTTATTAATGGAAATGTTGTAAATAATGTTTATGTAATATCGGCTTGTAGATATAATAATTTCCAACCTGATAGTACAATTCCTAATACTTACTACTCATTATTAAATCCTCCTAACGTAGGTGCTATTAGTAGAGTACAAGATAAAGTAAGAATTATTTCACAGAGTGTAGCACCAGGAAATACATTATCTCCTTTTGTTACAACTGTATTACCTCCAACTAATTCATTCTCTAATGATTTAAACTATTTGGATGTAAGTGTTTCTCCGCAAAACTCAATTGATGATGATATCATTTATCAATTAGGATATTTTAATATTGATGACTTTATTGGTAACCCAACAGATCAATATTTAACATCTTACCCAGGATTAACATTATTAAGAGATTTCTATTTCCAAAAATATTACAACAAAGCTAATCTGTTTGATACAATTAAATTGTTATCTTATTTTGATAATGCGTTGTTTAAAATGATTAAGGATTGGGCTCCTGCTCGTGCTAGTTTATCAACTGGTTTAGTAATTCGTCCTCATATCCTTGAAAGAAATAAAACTCAAAGATTTGAACCTTTAGTTTATACAGGAAGTAATTTCTCCCAATCTATTGATATGGAAGAAATTGATGGTGGTCCTGGTATGGGGAATGCTGCTTTAACTTTGTCAACTACATTTATTGGAATATATGATACTATTTCTGGTTCAGTATATGTTTCACAATCAGATAAATCCCCTCTTTATACAGGTGAATATGATGGTACTGAAGTAGTTGTTTATACTCAACCAACAGGAAACATTGTACAAGAAAGAAATAAAATAGATGTATCGTCATCTCAAGCAATATTCGAAACATATTCAGTATTACCTTTCCTTCCAACATTAAATAATGTTTCGGAATCAAGATTATATACTTTCCAAATGGATGTTGATTACAACTATGCTGTAGGAAATAATCCATCTATCCCTGTTAACAATGGATATATTGTTTCAAGATCACTTGGACAATTATCTGCAGCAAGTTCATCATTCTTAGATTCAGATGTTCCTGAATCAAACTATACAGTAAAAAGAATTATAGATCCACGATATAATGGTTCAAAATTAATAGGTGCTTTATATAACACTTACTCTGTAGGTGATATTTCATATGGTGATGCCCCTGTTATTAATAATAATTCTATATTATTTGCTTATTTTAAAGAAGTAACGGGTACTGGATCATGTATGGCTTTAACAAGTTCAAGTCCTAATAATCCCTCATATCCTTATATTAGTAACACTTATATTAAGTATTTAATTGATGCTGATTCTAACGTATTAGAATTAACTCGAGCAAATAAAAATATTTTCTCTGTACAAGATGTATTTAATAAAAAACAAGGAGATATTTCATTATTTGATAACCAACTATTAAGCAACCAAAAATTCTTAGATGGTTTAAAAAATATATATGCTGGTGGATTTAAATTTACTCCTTCATTATATAATCCTTATGGTGAAAGTACATTAGTGTATAACCTAACATCCTCAGTAGTTACAACAGTACCAGCTGCAGGTGAAACAGGTATTGTTAATGCTGCTAATGCCCCCTCATATGTTACTGTTCCTTCTCAACCTGGGATACTTTCAAGTGGTCAATTATTTGGAAATAGCGGAAATAATTTCTGGGCTGGTGCTACAGGTAATTTTTATCCTACTTTTTCAATTCAAAGAACAGGTGCTTTATTATCTGCTCCTTATTTAGATAAAAATATAAATGTTTATATTGAATTTACAGGTAGTTTTTATTTTA